ACCCCGGCGTGCAGCTCGAGGTGCTGCTGATGGGGGGGATCCGGTCTGGCAAGACGGAGTTCGCCACCAAAAGGTTAGTGCAGCATTTCTTCTGGACCCCGAATGCGTGGTGCTGGGGGCTGCATGAGATCGAGACCTCGTCGAAGCGGATCCAGCAGAGGCGGGTGCACCGGTTCCTGCCGAGGGAGCTGGACACCAGCACCGGGAAACACAAAAAGGACAAATCCACCCACTTCAGTTATAGCGAGGGGAACGGATTCACTGGCAATCAATTCACCTTGAGCTGGCAGGCGAAGGACTGGCGGGGTGCGGAATGCAGCGCTGGCGGCATGATGGACTTCAAGTTCTATAAATCGCAGGACAGCACACTTCAGGGGGCTGAGTTGACGTGTGCGACATCGGACGAGTTGATCCCGAAGGCGACGTGCGACACCGTGCGCGAGCGGTTGCTGTCGCGGGCCGAGGACACCAAGCGGGAATCGTTTCTGTCAGGGATCCGCGAGGCAATCCGAATCCTCGAGGAGGGCGGAACGCTCCCCCCTGCCCTGATTGCGTTAGTGTATTACGGATGCCACCTGATCAGTTTCACCCCCAAAGAGGGGTATAGCGCGACGGTGGCGGATTTCCTGGACGGGGCCGTGACCATCGAGGACGTCGAAGCGGAGCTGCTGCCACTCAAAAACGGAACGGCGCAGCGGGTGCCTCGGTTCAAGCAGCCGCGCCGAAAGACCAGGCTGGTGGCGTATTTCCATACGAAAGACAACGTGTTTAGGGGGAACTACCCGGCGATGGCGCAGCAGTGCGCGGGTGCAAAGGAGGATTATGTGAGGGTGATTGCGTATGGCGATGTCGCGAAGGGATGGGCGTCGACGTTTCCGAAATGGAGGGACACCGTGCATGTGGTGCCGCGCGAGGCGGTGCCGCGCGAGGGGACGTGGTACGAGATCTGCGACCCGGCTGGTGCGCGGAATTGGTTCCTGCTCTGGGCGGTGGTGGATCCCGCTGGCCGCAAGTTCATCGTCCGCGAGTGGCCGCAGGAGGGGGACTTCATTCCAGATGTCGGAGATCCGGGGGCGTGGGCGGTGACGAGTGAGACTGGGGCGCGCAATGGCGACGCCGGAGACGCGCAGGATTCGTTCGGCTGGGGGTTCGAGCGGTATGCGGCTGAGATCAGGAGGATACGCGAGGAGATTGGAGCGTGGTGGTCATCGAGCGCAGACGGGTGCAGTGGCGCTCCAATCGCGCCGGCGGAGAGTTACATGGACTCCCGGCTGGGTCAGGCGCAGACGACGGCGCACGGGGCCGCCACCACCATCATGGACGAACTCAACCTGCAGCCGGGGATGGCGTGGATCCCCGCCAGTGGCGACAGGCTGGCGGAGGGGGATGCATTGATCAATGACCACCTCGACTACGATGAGACGAAGCCGGTGTCTCCACTCAATGCCCCGCGACTACAGGTCACTGACAACTGCCGCGCGGTCATCTTCATGTTCCAGACTTACGGACCGCCGACGAGATCGCGCGACGAAGCATGCAAGGATGCGCGGGACTGCGTGGCATACCTCGTCAACGCCAACCCCGAGTACCTCGGCGGCGATGCCCTCGAGCCGGTCGGCGGCGGCTCATACTGATTCCCACCATGACTACCGAATCCGCCCGCACCACATACCCTCCCCTGCTCCGCTATAGCAAGGTCGTCGAACTGGCGGCGCAGATTGGCATTGGCCGCCACACTGTCCGCAAACTGCTAAGCGGCGGACAGATCGAGCGAGTGTCGCTCGGAGGCAGCAGCCATGGAGTCTACCGTCGCGACGATGTCTTGCGAACTCTCCTCCCAGAACCCAAACCACAACAACCCGAAACCACATGAATGATGAGACTGCTATGACGGCACTGTCGCCGCGCGACAAGCCCAACGTAAAGGCAATGGTCGATGAGATCCGGCGCGCCGCTGAGCGTGCTGGCGATCTCGCCTTTTACGAGAGGATGGAAGTGAACCACTGGACCCGCCACAATTGGTGGGAAGGACAGACTTGGAGCGGGCGGAAGGAACTGCTGGAGGGGACGGATCCGCGGAAAGTGTTTCCCTGGCCGGGAGCCAGCGATGCGCGGGTGCCGCTCATCGATGAGCTGATCAACGAGCGGACCGATCAGCTGATCGTCGCCTTTGACCTCGCGAGGTTTAGGGTCGGGCCGCGCGATCTGTCCGCCGACAACAATGCGCAGAACAAATCGGTGTTGTGGGCTGGCGTGGCAAATTACTATCAGGACGAGACTCTCGAAGAGTGCCGCACCGCTGCGTACCAATGGGCTGACTGGGCAGAGGAGTTCGGGCACGCACTGCTGTATGTTGGTTGGGAGGAGGAGCAGGCACTGGAAAGGAAAACCCTCACAGAAAACGACCTGCTGCAGATGCAGGTGCAAGCAGCGATGACTGCAGCAACCAACGAAGCGGTGATGGCGATGACGGCTGAGGGGCAGCCATTGCCGCACCCGGGAGACGTTCTGACGCCGGAGCAGCAGCAGGCAATTGCCGTCGGGGTTGAGGCGCGGATGGTCGAGTTGGTGCGCGATCCTGCTGAGGTGGAGGAGTTGGTGGCGGTGCTGATGGCATACGATGCCGCAATGCCGGAGAGCGAGGCGCGACGGATTGCTGGCGATGTGAGGAGGGATGGTGAGGCAGAGTACTTTGTCCCCTACGTCCACCAATCCAAACCCTGCTGGAAGGCATGCATGCCGTACATCGATGCCCTCTACCCGCCTGAGTGCAGGCACATCCAAAAGGCACCATGGGTTGCCCTGGCAGAGTGGATGTCAGAGGCGGAGCTGAGGGAACGGGTGGCGTCGGAAGGTTGGTCCGAGACATGGGTGGATCGGTTGCTAGAGAACAAAGGCAAGGCGTTCGATTTCGGGGCGCAGCAGTGGGCGGCGCATCGGGATTGGGTGATGGCTGGCGGGATGGTGGGAACCGGAGTCGATGCCGGTTCCTCGAACGAGACACCACTCTATCAAGTGCTCCATGTGTACTATCGTGCGACGGCGCAGGCGGGGGTGCCGTGCGTGTACAGGACGGTGCTGAGCGGATGGATCGATGACGAATCCGCGATCCATGAGCCATGTCCGTATGCACATGGGAAGTACCCATTTCGAGAACGTGTCAGGGAGATCAAAGCAAAAACGATGGTCGAGAGTCGCGGGGTCGGCGAGATCTCGTTCTCTGATCAGTCCAGTTTGAAAACTCACCGAGATCAGAGGAACGACAACGCCAGTCTCCAGCTGCTGCCGCCGGCGGAGGTGCCGGTGCAGCAGGCTGGTGGGCGGTTCCCACTCCTGCGGCCGGGCGTGCAGATCCCGCGACGCACCGGCGGCGGCGCGGCCGGCATCAATTGGATCAAACCACCCGGCGACCCGGGCGCGAGCGAGCGTGCGGAGCTGGACATCCGCCTATCAGTGGACCGGTACTGGGGGCGCGGCGCGGCGGTCGACCCTGACGTGCGGCTGACCCGGGCTCGCGCCAGAGTGAACCATTTCATGGCTGATCTGAGGGAGGTCTGGAAGTTGACGTTCCAACTCATCCAAGAGTATGCGCCAGAGCAGTTGAGGGTGGCGTCGGTGCGTGGGCTGCCGGTCGACCTGCAAGCCACTCGCGAGGACATTCAGGGGCAGGTGAGTCTGGACCTGACGTTTGATCCGGCGGACTTCGATGTGGCGACCGTCCTCAAAAAATTGGAGGTGCTGAACGAGGGTCTGCTGCCGCTCGACCGCAGCGGCAGCATCAACACAAATAACATCCTGCGCGCCGCCGTCTCGGCAATCATGCCGGGGTGGGTGTCGGAGATCATCCCGCAGTCGAGCGAGCAGACGAGGGCGTCGGAGATCGAAGACGAGGACCGTGCGCTCGGCCAGCTGCTGCTGGGGATGGAGCAGCCGTATGTTCCCGGTCGGGATCATCAGGCCCGACTGGAGACCCTGCGCCGCCGCATGGAGGCGCAGAATCCGGATGGCTCCCCCACCGCCGCGGCCCGCATCGCCCAAGCGAATCCTGACATCGCTGCCCTCGTCGAGAACCGCATGAAGTTCCATCAGTTCCAGCTCGAGCAGCAGCAGAATGCCGACATTGGTCGCAAGGGTGTCGACGAACTCCAATCCGAACCAACCGCCTGACATGCTATCAATCTACGATCTTGATCTTGGGGAGCCGGTGTCCGCCGAGGACTTGGCGGATGAGATGCGGTCCAACGAGAGCACGCCCCTGGTGCGCGGGCTGCTGCAATGGATGCGCCGCGAAGCCATTGGTGGCTTCAGCGCCGCCGCAGCGCTGGCCAGCGAGGACAAACCTGGCCAGCAGTTCCAATTGGGGGGCGCGCAGGCGTGGTCCGAGGCTGCGGAATCCATCTGGCGGATGGCGTCAACGGATCCGGACCCCTGATCTGCCATGAAAGTTGAGTCCGATTCGGTCCGATTCCGTCCGAATCGGGCCGAATCGGTCCGACCCGGACGCGCCGCCAGTGGCGCGTCCGGGTTTGGGGTGG